TACTTTCATCAGTTTTGTAAACTGAACAGATAATGACTTTGATTCGTCTTGTCTGTTGTTATACCAATCATAATACTCACCCATCAATCCTTCATATAACCTTGATTTCAAACGAAGGTAAACAGGTGTCATAATTTTTTCAGGTAAATCTAAAACTTCAGTTTTTAATCTTCTTAAAATTTGACGAGAAGTTCTTTCTCTTAACTCCTCCAAGTTTGATGCACCTGTTACATTCCAAATCTTTTTACCACCAACTCTAAATTGATATCCACCACAATATCTAATTGCATATGCTTGCCAATTTTGACTTACAGGACTATCAATAAGTTTTAAAATATTGTAGTAATTCATTGGACGAGAAGTCATTGGTGTTCCCGTTAGTAACCATAATTTTTTAATATTCTTGGTTACATCCATTATAATCTTTGTTCTTTGGGCTTGAGCGTTTGAAACATAATGCGCTTCATCTATAACAACTAAATCAAACTTTGAATTAAGAATTATTGAGTTTAACTTATCTTTTGGGTCGTGAAAGTTTTTAAGAATATCGTAGTTAACAATCACGTAATCCGCTTGTTCAAACTTTTTACCCTCACAGATATAAACTGACTTGTCGGTATAATTTTTAATTTCTCGTTCCCAATTTATTTTAAGAGATGCTGGACAAATAATTAAAACTCTATTTGCTCCACTTTCTAAAGATGCTATAACGGTGCTTGTTGTTTTACCAAGTCCCATGTCATCGGCTAAAATGAATTTATCATTTTTTAGTAATTTCTCAATTGCTTCTTTTTGGTGAGCAAGTGGTGGTCGGTTCTTATATTTTGTATAATCAACATCAACCAAGTTTTCAGTGTATTGTTTAATAACCGCTGCTTTGGGTATCCAAAAATCATGAATAGTCTCACCACTAAAAATCTTACCCCAAATATGATATGATTTATCTTTCTCAATTAAAATCTTTTCAACGTAGATTTTATCGGGTTCCTTAATGAATGGATTATCTGCGACAAGTTTTTGAGAAAAATACGAATCAATCTCAACCCATTTCTTGGCAACTTTTGGAACTACTGAATTGTAATCGATAACATAATCACATTGAGCTCTTGTCGGAACATACTTTTTATTTGACTCAATTTGTTTTTTTAATTTAAGGATATAGTTATTTGAGCCCTGATAATTTTCAAGAATGGATATTGCTTGTTGTTCAACACTTAAATGTCCTGTAGAAGTTGTCAAATTATTTTAATTAACTATACAACTATAATAATAATCAAAAAAGAAATATTTATCAATATGTCAAACAGAATAGTTCCAATAACAAGATTAGGTAAATTTTTCGGAGCGGAAGATTATAGCTTAGATATTAGTATGGGAAGAGAATGGTTAGAAGGTGATATGAACTTCACTCTTGTGTTGTATCGTGTTGACAAACAGAAGACAAATGTTGATGATGTTTATGGTGAAGCGTCTGTTGATGGGATTAAATTTTTACCTCCTGTTGAGTTTAAAGCGTTTCTACAAATTGTTGCACCTGAAAATAAATTTCTTGGGTCAAGTAAGATTAATCAAATGGAACCGGGTAATGCAAGAATTTCAGTTTATCAAAAACATTTAGATGAATTAGAAATTGATATTGAACTTGGAGATTATATTGGATATTATGAAACTGAAACTCAAGTGAGATATTATGTAGTTAATAATGATGGTCGTGTTGTTTCAGATAACAAACACACATACGCAGGATATAAACCATTTTATAGAACAATAAACGCATCTCCTGTAATGGAAAACGAATTTAGAGGGTTATAAAATGAAAATTATTATTTCTGAAAAACAATTAAGAATGATTGTTGAGACAATACAAGATGGTAGGGTGATTTGTGATTGTGGTTGGTCTTGGGACTTATCTGATGGGGGAAACGACCCATATATTTGTCATAAATGTGGTAATGATAATGAAGAAAAATAATGGCTTTACCAAAAATTAAAAAAACTTTACCCCTTACATATCCTCCTATTGGTTATGAAAGAAGAGTAGAACTTCTTGAAGACATCAATAAGGATGGAACTTACTTACCCAAATCTATTTTACATGAAGATTTGGATAGAGGTTTTTTGGATTTTGTTAAAAACGATTTAAAAACTGTTGTTGGTGGAAAAGTTGTTAGGGTTGTTGATATACTAATGACAACTCAGAATTGGGCTCAATTTACACAAACTTGGGATTTTAATAACATTGATAAAAATGTTCAACCACCAATTATTACAACAGTAAGAACACCTGAAGTAAAATTTGGGACATTACCTTCATTACGATATAATATTCCAAATAGAAAACAATATTACTATGCTGCAGTTCCAACATGGGACGGACAAAGAAAGGGTATGGACATCTATACAATACCACAACCAGTTCCTGTTGATATAAAATTTTCAGTTAAAATTATCTGTAATAGAATGAGAGAATTGAATAAATTCAATCAAATTGTTATCGAAAAATTTGCGTCTCGTCAAGCTTATACTCAAATTAAAGGACATTACATTCCAATAACACTTGATGAAGTATCTGATGAGTCAGTTATGGATGTGGAAAAAAGAAGATATTATATACAATCTTACGCGTTTACACTACAAGGATTTTTAAGTGATGAAGAAGAATATGAAGTTAAACCTGCGATTAGTAGAAGTTTAATGTTAGTTGAGTTAGACAACAGAAAGAAAAAAGTAAAAAGAAAACAATACCCACCAAATCCTGACCAATATGTTTTTAACGCCAATTTTCCTGTAGGTATAACTTCTTATACTCAGACATTTAATTATACTGCAAATATTAATATTAATGGTGATGTTAATATAAACACGTATGAATTTTTAATTAATGGTTTATATTATGGAAATGATATTACAACATTACCCGCTGGTGTGATACAAATTAATACAAATGATATTTTAACTATTAATATTGTTAAGACAAATAACTCACAACCATCGTCATTCAATTTAGTTTCAACACTAATCTAACGTTCCCCGTAGATATCTTTTTTTTCCTCACAATTATCCTTAATTAGTTTTTCTAAGAACTTATGAATCTTTAAACCATGTTTCATGCAGTAGTCCTTTAGGATTCTATGACTGTCAGGGGATATTTTTATATTCTTAATTTCCAAGGCAGAAAAAAGGTAGAATTTATTCTTACTGATTTATAAATAGTTGGTAACCCCATTAGTTTTTGATTAGAATGACAATATTTATCAATAAATAAATTTTTAAAAACATTTAAAATAAACATGGCAACATCAAACAAAGTTTTCGTCTCGCCGGGTGTATATACATCAGAGAGAGACTTATCATTTGTTTCACAAAGTGTCGGAGTTACTACTTTAGGTATAGTTGGGGAAACCTTAAAAGGACCAGCGTTTGAACCTATATTTATTTCAAGCTACGGAGAATTCGAAACTTACTTCGGTGGTACACTTCCTGAAAAATTTGTGAACACACAAATCCCAAAATATGAGGCAGCGTACATCGCTAAATCATATTTACAACAATCAAATCAACTTTTTGTAACAAGAGTTTTAGGTTTATCAGGTTATGACGCAGGTCCTTCTTGGTCTATTACAACTGTTGCTAATGTTGATTGTAATACTGTTGGAATTACAGGTGGAACTTCATTTAGTTTTAACTTTACAGGTTCAACTGCGTCAACAACTTCAATACAGTTTACTTCAGCAGTACCTTCAGTAATTTCAGGTAATACTTTTTACTCAAATAACTATACAGCATTTGATGGTACTAATTCATCAATATTGTCAGATTTAAGAAGTCAGATATCAAGTATATTATCAACTAATTCATTATCTGCAACATCGGCATATTATTTTGGTCCTGTTTCAGGAACTCAAGTTAATGCAAATATTGTTGCTGGTTTAACTGCCTCAACAAATGTATTTGATGTTGATAGTATAAGCGCTTCAACAATAGATTATTGTTCAGGTACAAATGACGCTTGGTTCTATGCTAACTTTGTACCACCAGCAACTGGTGAAGCGTATTACGGAAATTCTTTTTATACTAACATTAGTTCTTTATCAGGAACCGCATTTGGAACTGTTGGAAGTTTTACAGGAACTGTTTCAGGGTTTTATTATGGATTTTCAGGTTTAACTTATTCAGGTTATAATGATTTGGTAATTGCAACTCTTCGTTCAAGAGGGGTTACTAATTATTCCGCAAATCAACACGGTCCTGAATATCAAGTAACAGGAACTTCTGACGTTCAAATGATTTGTACAGGAAGTTACTCAGCGGTAACTCAAAATCCATTCGCAACATTTGTAATTTCAGGTTTAAGTTACGATTCAACATCATTTAGTTTTGAAACGTCTTTTACACCTTCAAGTGCTAACTTTATAACTAAAGTATTCGGAGTTGAAAACTTTGCTAAAGACCAATCTGAGGTTCCGTTATTTGTTGAAGAAAGATACTCTACATTGTTATCTTACGGATATAATAAAGGGTTTATTAGAGGTTTAAATTGTTCTTTAACTGCTTTACCTGAGGCTAGAAATAATAGTATAGATTCAATCGCCTATTATTTAGAAAGATATCAAACACCTCAATCACCGTGGGTTGTTTCAGAATTACGTGGTAATTTAGTTTACAGATTATTCAGAGCAATTACAATTTCTGATGGAAATGATGCTAACGCTGAAATTAAAGTGTCAATTGCAAATATTTCATTTAATAATGGAACATTTGATTTGATAGTTAGAGATTTCTTTGATACAGATTCTAATCCTGTTGTTTTAGAGAAATTTACAAATTGTAGTATGAATCCTGGTGAAAATAACTACGTGGCTAAAAAAGTTGGTAGTTCAGATGGAGAGTTTGCAATTAAGTCAAAATTCATTATGGTTGAAGTTAACACGGAAGCTCCGGTTGATGCTCTTCCTTGTGGTTTTGAAGGTTTTGAAACTCGTAAATACACAGGTGCTAAATCACCATTCCAAATCTTTAAAACAAAATACGATTATCCGGGTGAAGTTATTTATAACCCACCATTTGGAACTACTACAGGTGTAGACAATTCGGTACAAAGTTCAGGTGATAATATAAGAAGAACTTATTTAGGTATTTCTTCAGCAGTGGCGTTTTCGTCTGATTCACCGGGTTACGACCCTGATTTCTTCCAATATAAAGGAATGCCAAATCCAACAACAACTACTTGTACTGAAGCAAGTCATGTAAGTTGGGGATTACAAACTAAAGGTTTCCACATGGATAGTGGGGCAACTTCGGTAACAATTGCAAATGTTTACTCAAATAGTGGAGAAACAGCATTTTATGTTGGAGCCGGGTCATTTAGTTCTGAACCTACTTCACAAACTAGTCCATATTACTTCTTGTATTCTCGTAAGTTTACTTTCTTGGTACAAGGTGGTTTTGACGGATGGGACATCTATCGTGAATATAGAACAAATGCTGACCGTTACAGATTAGGTAACACTGGTTACAAACAAGGAGCGTTAGCGGGTTGTGTACCTTACACAGATGCTACAGGATGGGGAGCGTTTAAACAAATCACAGTTGGTGATAACACTGTTGATTACGCAAACACTGACTATTACGCATACCTATTAGGTGTTCAACAATTTGCAAATCCTGAGGTAACAAATATCAACGTGTTAGTAACACCTGGTATTGATTATGTTAACAATGGTGATTTAGTTGAACAAGTAATTGATGTTGTTGAGAACGACAGAGCGGATTCAATCTACATCTGTACAACTCCTGACTTCAATTTGTTACAACCATCAACTTCAATGGATAACTTAATTTACCCACAGGAAGCGGTTGATAACTTGGAGAACACTAATATCGATTCTAACTACACTGCGACTTACTACCCATGGGTTCTTACTCGTGATACGGTAAATAACACTCAAATCTATATTCCAGCAACGGCTGAAGCCACAAGAAACTTCGCGTTAACAGATAACATCGCGTTCCCTTGGTTCGCAACTGCTGGTTATACAAGAGGTGTGGTAAATGCAGTTAGAGCTCGTAAGAGATTAACTCAAGAAGATAGAGATACTCTTTACAAAGGAAGAATTAACCCAATTGCGACTTTCAACGACGTTGGAACTGTTATTTGGGGTAACAAAACTCTTCAAATTAGAGAGTCGGCTCTTGACAGAATTAACGTAAGAAGATTGTTATTACAAGCTCGTAAGTTGATTTCAGCAGTAGCCGTAAGATTATTGTTCGAACAAAACGACAACTTAGTAAGACAACAATTCTTAGATTCTGTTAACCCAATCTTAGATGCGATTCGTAGAGACAGAGGTTTGTATGACTTCAGAGTTACTGTTCAAAACACACCTGAAGACTTAGATGCTAACCAAATGGTAGGTAAGATTTACATCAAACCAACTAAAGCTCTTGAATTCATTGACATTGAGTTCTTAATCACTCCAACAGGAGCATCGTTTGAAAATATCTAATCAACGATAAAATAATTGAAAACCCTCACGAAAGTGGGGGTTTTTATTTTACATAATATTTATAGATATGAAAATATTTTTAGTAGAAGAATTTGATGAAGAAATCACACCTGATTTGAAATATTACGCTTTTGATTGGGATGATAATATTCTTACAATGCCGACACAAATAATACTTCGTACAGAAGATGGTGAAGAAGTTGGTATGTCAACAGAAGACTTTGCGGAATATCGTGTTAAAGTTGGTGTTGAACCTTTTGAATATAAAAAGAAAACTGTTGTTGGATTTGCTGACGACCCGTTCAGAAATTTCGGAACCAAAGGTGATAAGAGGTTCATTATTGATGCTATGATGGCGAAAGAAGGTCCAGCATGGGATGACTTTGTTGAGGCGATTAATGGAGGTTCAATTTTTTCAATAGTTACTGCAAGAGGACATTCACCATTGGCTTTACGTAGAGCAATTGAAAATATGATTGAAACTAATTTTAAAGGAATATCTAAAAAAGAATTGGTTAAAAATTTAAGAAAGTTTAGAAAGTTTGCAGGTGAAGAAGATATGAGTGACAAAGAACTTATAAATGCTTATATGGATATGAATAAGTATTACCCTGTAACATTTGGAGCCGGTTCAGCACAAAGTCCCGAAAAAGGAAAAGTTGACGCTTTAAGAGAGTTTCAACAATATGTGAAATATTTAGCTGGAATATTAAAGAAACCTATAATGTTTAAAGATGATATTAGTAATAGATTCATACCTAAAATAGGATTTTCAGATGATGATTTAAGAAATCTGGAAAAAGTTAAAGATGAATTATCTAAAGACCCGGAAAATATTATTCAAACAATATCAACACATGGAGGTGAAAAGAAATTATATTAATATTTATAAACTGGACTTATAGCAAGTTTGACTGAAAAAAAGTTCAAAGTAAATAGAAAAATATTTAGTTGACACTATTTATAATAAAATAAAAGAAAATTTAAAAACAAAATAATATGGCTGATTTACTGATGAAAATGCCTTTTCCGTATGAACCCAAAAAGAAAAATAGATTTATTCTAAGATTTCCTTCTGAATTGGGTATAAACGAATGGTTTGTAGAAACAACAAATAGACCTAAAATAACAATAAACCCTGTTGATATACCTTTTTTAAATACTAAAAGATATGTTGCTGGAAAATACGAATGGAATACTATTGGTGTTACACTACGTGACCCAATTGGACCTTCAGCTGCTCAAGCGATGATGGAATGGGTTCGTTTACACGCAGAATCAGTAACAGGTCGTATGGGTTATGCTGCAGGATATAAGAAAGACGTTGAACTTGAAATGTTAGACCCGACAGGTGTTGTTATTGAAAAGTGGTCTTTAATCCAATGTTTCTTAACTGACGTTGATTTTGGTTCTTTAGGTTATGCTGATGATGGTTTAGCTAATATTACATTAACACTTCGTCCTGACTATTGTGTATTACTTTACTAATACTATTACAAATATTATATTAAGACCCACAGAAATGTGGGTTTTTTATTTACAATAAATTAAACTATTATATGTTATAAACAAAAACGAATTTATGGAAGAACAAAATGTTAATCAAATGAATTTTAATTTACCACATGATGTATTAACTTTACCAAGTGGAGGTAAATTTTATAAAAACAAAAAAAAGTCGGTTAAAGTTGGTTTTTTAACTGCGGCTGATGAAAATATTTTGGCAAATGCTTCTAATATGTCTGGTGACCAAGTTATCCAACAATTAATTCGTTCTAAAGTTTATGAACCAGATTTGAAGGTTGACGATATGTTAGAAGGTGACATTGAAGCGATTTTAGTTTTTTTAAGAAATACTGCATTTGGTCCTGAATATACAGTTAATTTAACTGACCCTGAAACAGGTAATAAATTTGAATCAACTTTTTCTTTAGAAGAATTAAACTTTTCTAAACCTGAGGTTGACCCTGATGAAAATGGACACTACACTGCAACACTTCCAAAAAGTGGAAAAACTGTAAAATTAAAATTATTGACTTTTGGTGATAAAAAAGAATTATCGGATAGAGAAAACTCATATCCCAAAAACATGGTTGCTCCTAAAGTCACTTGGAGATTGGTTAAACAAATTATTAGTATTGACAACAATGAGGATAAAACAGAAATTGCTAAGTTTGTTGAAAAAATGCCGATAATGGATTCCAAATTTATTACCAATTTTATAAATAAAAATCAACCGTCATTAGACTTAATCAAAGAAATTATAGCCCCATCTGGAAAAAGTGTACTCACTCGAGTTACCTTTGGGGCGGAGTTTTTTCGCCCTTTCTTCTGATTATACCAAACATCTTTTAGACCAGTATCTTTTATTGAGTAGGTTTTTACATATTCCGTATTCGGATTTTATGTTAATTCCTACGTCTCACCGCACTTATTTGGTTAATACTGTCATAGAAATGAATACTCCTAAAAGTTAGACCTAAAGTATTTATTTAAAAAATACGTATGTTACAAGAAGAAGCAGGTAAAAAAATAGCTCTAAGTACAGAAGAAACAAATGTTATTGGGAAAAACCTAACAGATTTAGGGATTAAAGTTGCGGATATAACTAAACCTGTAACTGATTTAATTAAGAGTTTTGATGAAGTTAACGTAAGAATTGGACAAGCTGACAAAGGTGCGTTTCAGTTGGTTGGGAAAATGGGTCTTAATGAAGAAGCCGCTAAAAGAATTAAAAGAACTTTTGGTGAAGCTTATAATGAATTAGGTTTAATTGGTGCTGATTTTGGAACATTTGTAAAAACTCAAGAATCATTTAATACCGCTACAGGTCGTAATGTTGTATTAACCAAAGAAAATTTAAAAGACTTAATTTCAACAAATAAAGTTACGGGACTTGCGGCTGACACATTATTAACGAGTTTTCAGAACGCTGGTTTTTCAATGTCACAGATTACTCAAAATATGGAGAAAGTGGTTACACTTGCTTCAAGTATGGGATTAAATAGTCAAGTGGTGTCTAAATTAGTAACCGATAATTTAGAAAAATTAAATAAATTTGGTTTTGGTAATGGGGTTGAAGGTTTAGCAAAAATGGCGGCAAAGGCTGCGTCTATGAGAATAGATATGAAATCCGCCTTTGGAGTGGCTGATGACATTTTCAACAGAGGACCAGAGGCTGCTATAGAAATTTCTGCGACTTTACAACGGATGGGTGCAACATCAGGGGCATTACTTGACCCATTAAAACTTATGGATTTAGCTCAAAACAATATTCCTGAGTTACAAAACCAACTTGTTGATTTATCCAAACAATATACTGTATTTAACGAAGATACTAAACAATTTGAAATCATGCCAGGTGCTAGAAAGCAATTGAATGAAGTTGCAAAGTCTTTAGGTATGAGTTATGATGAATTTGCTAGAATGTCTTTGGAAAGTTCCAAAATGGAAAAGAAACTTTCTGAAATTGATTTTAGCAGGTTTAACATGAATATGACTGAAGAACAGAAAGCTTTGATTACAAATATGGCTGAAATGAATACTCAAGGGGAGTATGTTGTTAAGGTGAAAGATGAAAAAGGTATTGAAATTGAAAAGGCTATAAGTGAATTAAACCAAGGAGATTTAGAAGAACTACAAAAACAAACTTTAACTGATGGTGAAAAAATGTATGATATTGCTTCACAAAGTTTGAGTCAACTTGAAAGAATTGGAAATTTACAAGAAACCGTTTCAAACTCAATGTCAACTATGTTAGCAACTGGCGAAGTTGGTAACACAGTTTTACAAAAATTAGTTGAAGGTAATGATAAATTGTATGGAGTAACTGCTGATAATAGAATGGGTGGTGTTTTAGAGGTATTAAGTCTTAACAACAAAGAAATGAGTCAAAATCAAACAAATTTGGCAAAAACTATGGGTGAAATGATGCAAGCCGCCTCTGAAGGTGATATTGCAACTGCAGGTGTGAAATATCTTGAATCAATGAAACAAATGTTTGGAAGTGTTCTCACACCCGGATTAGAAAAAACTGGTGTTGGTGCAGATTTAAAAAGTGGTAATTACGATGAAATTATTGGTAAAATAGCAACAGCTGAAGCGGCTAAAGGTGTTTCAACCATTATATCTACTATTAAGGATGTTATTTTAGACCCATCAAAAATTGGTGGATTGTTCAAAACAACAGAAACAGGTAAAGACATCGCAGTAACTGCTGATGGTATACACTATTCATTAGATAAAGGTGATATGTTAATGGCGGTAAATCAACAAAAATTAGCATCTGCAATCGGAGCATCATCACCCTCACCAATATTACCAACCGCTGTTGAAAATAATTACGCGTCTAAAGAAGAGAAAAAAGAGTCAACCCCAAAAGAACTTAATGTGAATATCAACTTTACACACGAATCCAAAGGTGCTGATATAAATGTTGCTCAAGAATTTTCAAAATCTTTAAGAGATAATACATCATTACAACAACAACTTGTTCAACAGATAACTGAAAATATTAAAAACTACGGTTTAACCGCCTGATAAAATCTGTTTCATTCTATTTATTATAAAAAGATTTGATGCAAGAAAATATTCTTTCTTTTAACGGTTCGGAAAATTTTAGAAAAACACTTGTTTCTCGAAACTTAAAACCTTATAAAATTGAGGGTTCATTTTCTAGTGCCGAATCTCAACAAAATTATACAACAAATTTAACGGATAGTTCACCTGTTGATACTCCTAATGTTAGTGATAGTATATACGAGGAACCAAAATTAAATACAATTATAAACATTTACGGACCAGCTGGAAATTTCATTGACGGAGCCGAATTAGTTAACTCTCTTGATATACCACAACCCCCAAGACCTGTATCTACAGGTGAAGAAATTGGACAAAACGAATATAACCCAAATTTTACTAAACTTGATATTATCAATGAAAGTTTTATTGACAACGCGGCAGTTGTAAATAGATATACACCTGAAGGTAGTTATGATGATTTATTCGTGGTTGATGAAAAAATACTGGCAAAAACATTAGAACAAAGCGGAATTTATGGTGATGGTGTTTTATTCCCAATAAATTTTGTTCAAGGTGATTATACAGTAACTGAAATATTAAATAACGACCCTGAATTAATTAGTGATTCTTATATACAAAGAATTGGTGCGGAAAGATTAACATATGCATTTGAACAAAGAATCGCTCGTGAAATTGAAAGAAATACAGTTGGAGCAATTAATTTAGGTGTTTTAACAAGTCCGTTTGAAGCTACATTAGTTGCAACAGGTCAAGAACCTTTTATACAAAGAAACTATACAATTACAGTTCCTAATGGTGTTATAGATTACGCAGCTTACTTCTTACAAAGAGTTGCTGGTTTTTTATTACCTTATTCACCAATTGAAGGAAGTTATTTTTCAGACGTTGAACGACAACGAATTAAACCACAACAAACTTTAGGTAATTTAGGTGGTAATCTTTTAAATAGACAAAATCCTTCTATAATTTTTTTACAAAATACGGGTTCAGGACAAAAAAGTGTTTTATTTAATACTATTGCGTATAACAGATATAAGCCTGATTATTCATTTAATCTAACTCAACTTGGTACTTTTCTTTCTGACTTTTTTGAAAACCCTAATTCTATTGGTAATTTGTATGTTGGTAGACAAGAATCGGATATTACAAATGTTATATCACCTCCAGGAGCTAGTCCAACTAACGCTTATGGTATACCAACAAGGACACCTGTATACGGACCTGATAAGGTTGGAATACTTTACGAAGGTGACCAAAACTTTCAATTTGGTTTAGCGGGACAAGATTATAGTAAAAGACCTGTTTTTGACGGTGGATTTGTTTGGATTTCAGAACTTACGAAGGTTGAAGCCGGAAGAACTGTTGGACAAGACGGTAGAATTTATAATAATAATAAAACATTTACACCACTAAGTTCATCTTATCAACAGGTATTATCTACAGGTTATGATTTCAGACCAGGTTCTATATTAGACGTTACTCAAAGAATAATTGACTCCACACCTGCACAGGGTAAAGATAGATTGGCTCATGTTGGTAACGCAATGAATCAAGTGTCAAAAGTTTTTTGGGACGGGTATAAGGAGTTGACAAAGGGTTCTAAGGTTAAAAAATATGTTAATGAAAATGGTTCTATTGTTGGAACTGAATATGGTAGAATTTTCTCAAAAGACAGACCTTATTATACTTACGGAGATTTACAAGGAACTTACGCTAATACAAGTGGTACGGATACAAATGGTAATATCAGAAGGTATTCATATTCGGTATTAGATAGTGCTTACAACCTTAATATTGTTCCGTATAAAAATGGAGGAACCTCAACCCAAGGAGGAAGTGTTAAAAAATATATGTTTTCATTAGAGAACTTAGCTTGGAAATCAACACCCGAATTTAATAACTTACCTGATATTGAAAAGGGCCCAAATGGGGGGAGAATTATGTGGTTTCCACCATATGAATTAACTTTTGGAGATAACTCAAGTGCGAACTTTACCCCAACTAATTTTATCGGAAGACCTGAACCAATTTACACATATAACAATACAACAAGACAAGGAGATATTTCGTTTAAAATTGTTGTTGACCATCCGTCAGTATTAAACTTAATTGTTAATCGAGAATTAGAAAATCAAAATAGTGATTTAATAAATGGTGTTGTTAATTCATTTTTTGCGGGATGTAGAAAATACGACATTTATGAATTAGCTAAAAACTTCGGAAGTCTAAGTTTAAACACTATAGAAGATATATATCAGCAAGTTTTAGAAAGTGACCAAACATCTGAAGAAGATAAACTTGAAGCTTTAGAATCACTACCACAGGATGAAGGTAATCCTACTGACTCTCAAAGAGTTGGTTTAAGTCAAAACTATAATGATTTTGGATTTTATTTTGAAGCGTACAATGGTGTTGAATCAAGCACTGATTACGAAATTTTGTATGCAGATTATATAATTGAAGAACCAGTTTATGTTGAACAACAACCTGAAGAACCTATAAGTAGTTTTTTTGACAAAGTTATAAAAGAAAATTATAATACAATACTATCATTAAGAGATGAGATTGTTGAAATTTTAATTGCTGGTGGTGAAGTAAGTTTAGAACTTGTTGGTACTTTGGATGTTGAGACAAATGCTAGTGAGTCTGCAACATATAATAATGATAGATTATCATCAATTAAAATATTTTTTGAAGATTATATTTTTGAAAGTACTTTAACTAACAAATATGTTCAAAATGGTAAATTTAAAATTACATTAAGTAGTGAAATACAATCTTCCGCAATTATAAAATCAAGTGAACCTTTTGACTCGTTTGACTGTACTACAGTTATTAACAATACTAATACCCCATCTTCAATCCAAGCGATGGCTTGTAGAGGTATGAGAGTAAAAAATGTAACGGTTACCGCACAATCACCTGATAGTGAAAATAGTGGGGCGGTTAATACAAACAGTAATGATACTAACAGTAATTTAAGAAGAAGTACTGGACAATTTTTATCAGATGTTTTTGGTAATAAGAAAAAGAAAAAAGAAAGTGTTGAGTCTAAAGTTAAAAATTTAAGTAAAACAATTCTATCAGAATTATTAAATGAGAAAAATTATTTTGAAATAATCAAACAAGAAGACCCATTTTTATACGATAGTTTTAAAACAAAAATTAAATTCTTTAACCCAGCATTTCACTCTATTACACCTGAAGGATTTAATTCAAGACTAACCTTTTTAAACCAATGTGTTAGACCTGGTAATACAATACCAACAAAAACGTCTTCAGGTGAATTTGAAACTAAAGATTCTTTAAATACAAATTTTGGTTCGCCACCTATTTTAGTGTTAAGAATTGGTGATTTTTACAATTGTAAAATCGTACCTGAAAGTTTAGGTTTTTCATACGAAACATTAGATTTTAATCCTGAAGGTATTGGTGTTCAACCAATGATTGTTACCGCAAAATTAAGTTTTAAAATGATTGG